CTACGTTCTTTCTGATTTGGGCTGAATCTAAGAATAATTCACTACCTGCAATGTTTGTGTTTACTGCACCAATATGTGATGCATATGCAAGAAGGTCTATCAACACCGACATGGTTGAACCTTCAAAGTTATAATCTTTTAATTTGTCTTGACCTTGTAGATATGCTTTTAGATTTTCTCCAATATCTTCAAAGTCTAAATCGGTAACGTTTATTTGTGAACTTTTAATTGCCATGTTATCTTGCCCTTGTTAGTGTCATTTCGATATTTTGATTTTTAACACCATTTTTAATTGAATAATTTACTTGGACATTAACTTCGTTCCTGTCAACCCCAGTAAGACCTATTTGAACTCTATGAATTCTAGGTTCAAATGCTTCCAGCATACTTTTTAATCTTTCCTTTACTTTCCTAATTTTTCTATCTGTATTCAATTCAAAAAGTAATTCTCTTATTGACCCACCAAAGTTTGGTTTGAATGGTCTTTCATAATGATTAGTCAATATTATATTTTTAACAGACCTTTTTACTGCTTCTGCATCGGTTCGTATTACAACGTCTCCTGTATTAGGGTGTTTTTGAAAAAGCAAATCTAAATCAGCATATGCATTTTTAGAAACTGCATTTCGTATACTAGTTTTGGTTATATCTATTGCCATATATCTATTTATACAATGAGTTATAGGTTAAATTCTAATTAAAGAAACATCTTTAAAATTTCCTGAATCATATTCTGATTGAGTTAATGGTGCAATATCAAATATTGCAGTGCCTCCTGAAATTGTTACTCCACTTCCGTGTTCAATCTCTACTCCGTCTACAAATGCATGAAGTGTTCCAGTTCCAGTTGCAACTGAAAATTCTGTTTGGTCTACTTGGGTTTCATCTTGTAACTTAGTATATGCAACCCCGTCATCTTCAGTGTCATCTGAATTAGGTCTAACAGAATTTTTAGTTTCCTTTGTAGTAACAGCAACAATACCTGCAATTGACAACCCTGCGAGACCAATGTTCATAGGCATACCAATAAGTTTTAAGAAGTCACACCATGTTAAAAACATGAAATCAAATATTGCGCCTAATCCTATAGCTTTAAAAAACTTCTTAACTATTTTTACCCAATCAAACATTATCTTTTTATGCCAGTTAATTTTAAAATCTTCTAGTGCTAACATCATTTCTGAAATCTCTTCCTCTATTGAAGCTGCAGTCGATTCGATTTCACCCAAAATACTTTTTATACTGAAACCAAAGATTTCAAGATTTAGTATTTTGTCTCTAATTGTTTTTGCAAATGTTTGCTTTTGTAAAATATACTCGTCCTGAAGTGCTTTCAATTCTGCTTCCTTCTTTTCTAACTCTTCACTTTTCTTTATGTGGTCTTCAATACTAATATCGGGGTCTGCTAACTCTTCCTTTAGTTTTTTAATTTCCTTTTTCAATCTCCTAATATCTGACCCTAATTGTTTTTTTAACTTTTCCCACTTATCTTTTAATGACTGTATTGCTTCTTTTACAAATTCTTTTACGTCAAATGTCATAATATCCAACAACTTTTGAATAGGTAATTCGGGTAACTGTAGTAAGTCCCAAATTTTATCAAAAATGCCTATCAATTTTTCTATTGCTTGTGTATACCAGTTTTGTAACCATTCCTTTATTTCTTTTTTAATCCACTTCCAAATTATCTTTGCTTTTGCTTTGTTATCTACAGCACTTCCAAATTCACCGTCAAATTGCCTAAACTCTTCGGGAACAAGTTGCCAAAACTTATCAATGAACCCATCTTTTAAATCATAAATTATATCAATATCGCCAAGTAACTTTTTCCTTTGTTCTTCTAGTTTTTCTATCTCTTCAGTTTTTTGTACATGGTCTTCAATACTAATATCAGGGTCTGCCAACTCTTCTTCTAGTTTTTTAATTTTTTCATTAATCTCTTTTAGTTCTTTAAACTTTTCTTTTATTTGTAAATCGAAATCAATACCTGAAATTTTTTCTTGTATTTCTTTTTGATATGCAGGGTCAGTAACTAATTTTAAGATATTGATTTCAATACCCAGTACATTAATTGTAAAACTAATAGGAACTAAAGCAGAAATAAGTTCTGCAATTTTTGTTGGTATATAAAGATGAAACTCTTGGAGTAATTCTTCGAAAGCATCTTTTGCTTCCTTTTTCCAATCACGATTCAAACCGTCCTTACTCCAATAAGGGGATAGAATATCAGCAAGTCCATCAACAAATTCAGTTATAGTTTTTACAACTTCATCTATTTCTTTTTGTAATACACCTTCGAGTTGTGTTCTGATATAATGTTCTTCTTCTTCAATCTGTTTAAGTATCGCTGCCCTTTCTTCTTCTGTTTCTACTTCTTCTAATTTCTTATATAATTCTGCGATTCTTTTTTCTCTTTCTACTTTCTTTTCTTTCAACTTGCCCATCATTTTGCCAGGCAGTTCGAGTATATCGTTGAATGCGTTTACTATTTCGTCTTTTGTGGGTAAACTGAATATGTCCCCTTCAGGACATGGAAAGGAATCTGATATTTCTTCATCTAGAGCTTTAACAGCTGTTTCTTGCAATGTCATAATTATTCATCTACTTCAGGTAATATGCCGTCAGGAGAAAAATGTGGTGATTTTACCACTACTCCTGTTCCGCCATTTAAGATTACATTTCCCCCTGCTTCAAGATTTAGGTCTCCCGTAGATGCATTAACTTTAACATTAGCGCCTTTAATATCAACATTTCCACCTGCTTGAATATTTGCATCACCTAAAACTTTAATGAAGACTTTTCCGCCAATAAACACGTCTTCGTCTCTACAAATAACAGTGTAGTTATCAGTTACAACTCTAGTTACCTGAGAACCATCAGGGTGAATCTCCTGAAACGTTCCTGAACGGTGTTCAATTGCGAGTCTTTCAGCACTAGGTGTATCGTCCATTTCTATAACGTGACCTGATTCTGACTGGATAACTTTGTTGTATGGATAAACTGGGTTTGCAGGGGATTTAAGTTCTCCCTTTCCTGATGCAAATAAAACACCATCTTTTATAGACATATCTCTTCCTGCATGAAGTTTTTTAGCATCAGTTCCAGCAAGTGTTGTCACATCTGTTTTATCAGTGTATAATGGATAATAAGGTAAATCGTCTTTAGTAAGTGTGGGTTCTATAATTTTTGAAGCTATTTTTCCAAGATAATTAATGTGTCTTTCATCATAAATTTTAGGGGCAGTATCTAATGCAGTTGTTAATCCAAATCCTCTTTTTGAAGAATGTGTTGGGTTTTCTCCATCAGGTGTTCCTTTGTAGTCACCGACTGATAACCTTCTAGGGTCATTAAAACCCATTTCAATATTTCTTTGTATTTTTTCACCAAGTGCATTTTTTATGTAACCACCTGAAGGTATTCCTGCTGTCGAACCAATAATTACGGGTTGTTGACACTCAATCTCATCTCTAAAAAATAGAATTACCGTAGAACCTTCCACGAGTCCGTGTTGAGTTCCAAATCCCGATAACCCTGCAGAAGTTGTTGGTAGCATAACTTGAGCCCATGGCAAATCGGGTGTTGAAATATCTCCCTTTTTTTCTGTATGTATTCCATGCACACGAACACGAACCCTACCAATTTTTAGTGGGTCTTGTCTATCTTCGACTATCCCGTAATAATATTTCATTTATTTCTCTGCCTCATAACTATCGTCTTCTAATAAAGCTGAAACGTTTTCTTCATTAACTTCTTGTGCAAAACTTTCTTTAACCAACTCTAACTGAAGACTTCCGTATAATCCAGGCACAGAAAGGTTAACAGTAATACAAGAATCTACAACCAAATATTTATTATCATTTATTAAATCTGTAGTGTCTCTATCTGCTAGTTCAGGTTCTGATTGTTTCAATTCAATAACATCTCCTACCGATATGTCAGTTCTTATAGGCATAATTACAACAACTTTATGTTGTTTTAATATTTCTAATAATGCGTTTCTTTCTAATCTAGAATTATCTCGAACTTTGTGTCCTTCCCATGTCTCATCACCTAAAGATTTATTATTATCAAAATCATGATTAGTATTATAATCATAAAGGACAAAACTATTTTCTTGGTGATTAGGATACAATGATGATAGGTGTGGAAGGTCTTTTTTCTCTACCACTCCCTCGAAATGATTACTATCCATAGTTGTGAATGGTACAAATTTTTCTTTATCGCTATCAGAAGTTCTAATTAAAGGGTGAGCAGGTTCAGAAACATGACTTCCACCTCTTTCAAAAGTTTCTAATATATTATATCTATTTTTTGCTTCTATTTTTGTAACAGGGTCATATGTTAAAGACCTAGATGCATAAGCACCTTTTACTGTAGCTCTTAAAGTATCAAAAACTTGTGGTTTTGATATTTGTAATACTTGAACCTCTTTAGGAAATCCACCTTCATATGAATCGACCTCTCCTGCACCAGCTGGATAATGTAATACCTTAATGTCTGAAGTTTCATCTTTAGTGCTGGTTCCACACATATTTGATATGGATTTAAATTTAAATCCTTCTCTAAATGTCTGATAAAAAAACATTGAGTTTCTCCATGAACCTGTTTTGTTATCAGCATTCTTAACAATCCAATCTATAAATGTGGTTGCTCGCCAATTAGGAACTACAAATTGTGCTTTTGCAATTTTAGTTTCTTCGATAGTTGCTGGTATAACACCTGATTCAATACCACCTTTTGCTCCAAACTCATCAAAAACCTTAGTTAACATATCACTATAAGACCCTCTATAAACTTTACTTATTCTAGTTGTATTAGCATTAAACATATACGGGTCACATAATTTCATTTGATATGTTTGCACGATTGCTTTAGGTCTTTCTACGTTTTCAAGTTTATATACTCTAAATGTTACATCAATTCCTTTTGTAGCACCAGGCTCCTCTTTTTCATCAACTGAATCAGGTTCGGTATCGAAATGCAAACGGATATGTTCTTGTCCAGTAAATCGATAATTTTTTATTAGGTTCAAACCGTCAACAATAGTTATATCTCCCGTAACAAACTTATTGTTAATACTTTCATACAAAGTAAAACCCAATGTAATACTTGCAATATCAAGTGCAGTTCCATCACCACTAATTAAATGGACTGCTTTTAGATTAAAAGGGATATGTGGGATTGTTACATCGTTCATTATATAAACCTAATACTAATCATTACTCATGATTCTTTCAAATTCTCTTAATACAGAAGGCATTTTTTTAGGGGAAATGATTTTAATTAATCTTTTTTCTTCATTCTCTTCGAATTCTTCAGTATAATGTGTTACTGGTGTCCAACCTGAACCACCATAAGTTCTTTTATTTCCTACAGAATCTACATAATGGTGAACTCCGTCTTGTGCATCTGAAACCGACTGTACAGTGAAAGAAAGATTGGTTCCAAAAACTTCATTTGTCTTAGAGAGCATAACGTCATTTGCTTCAATAGTATCACCTTTAACAACTACACGATTGAATGTTGGGTCAACCGATAATACACTTACTTCTTTAGTTCCTGATGTAAGTGTTTCTCCAATTAAAATCTTATTGTCGTGTTTATGACCAAGAGGATTATCTGTAGAAACTAGTGTAGGGTCATAAGTAGGCGTTTTAACTATGTCACTAGAATTTGCAACAATTAAATTTTGTCCTTGATACTTTTCTGTTATGTAATTTTCAAAAATCTCAAAGTCCATGAACCAGTCATAATAGTTATCGAAATCATTTACTAAAAAGAATGTCCAATGTAAATCTCCATCACCATATAGTTTAGTTGCAACCACATCAGGTCTTTCACCTTCACTTATTTCGTATGTTTGATATTCGATTAATTGGTCAAGAGCTGAAGTTTCTACTTTTGCTTTACGAAAGAAATCTTTAATTCTAACAACTTTTCCCGAATCAAGAGTATACTGTATGCTTGGAAAATTTTTAAATAATTGATTAGCCATCTGCTTCCTCTCTTATACTATCTGCACCCGAATCTATTTTATCAGTTCGTCCATAAGGGGATATATGGTTATAACTTTCTTGGGTTAGTAGTTTTATTTCTTGGAATTTTAAACTCATAGATGTAGATACAGGTTGTCCATTTGCAAATGTAGCAACCTTGTTACCATTAAAATGGTCAACAGTACAATCAGTACATACCATTGGTAAGAACCCATCAACTTTTTTTGCAATAGGCCCATCGAACGACACTTTAAATACATTTGGATAATTAAAAAAGTTTTCGGTTCCACTCATCATTGTATCCAATTCATCATCACCATATGATGCCCCAAACGTATCAGGTAACATTGCAGTTCTGAATGTGTATATAATATGGTTGACTGTTTCTGCTTCTGCTTCATTTTTTGGATAGAATTCATAATCAAAACTAAATTGTCTAAAAGATATTCCTTCAAATACTGCTTCTTGCATGGGGTTTGCAGCTCTTCCTGCTTTTAAGTTTTCTATACCACCAGTCATTCCATTTAAAATAGAAGTGATTTGTGTTCCTACTAAAGCTTTCGCTCCGTCCATACCAGCGTCCACACCTGTTTTAAAACCGTCTCCTTTTGCAGAACCTTTAACTCTTTCTATTATTTGATTAACTTGTCTAGCACCTAATCCAAAATCTTGTCCTGTATATGTAACACTTGATTCACTTTGAATACCATCAGGAATATATAAAAGTATATCTGTTTCTTCTGAGTTTAAAAGGTTTTGATTAGTTCCTTTTGTACTTACAGCTCTCATAGTACCTTTTTTTCTAGGTTTAATGTTAAAGACTATGTAATTTTGAAGTATATCACCATGTGGGTACATTAGTTCTAATGCACCAGTTTCAGGAACTTTTTTTGCAAGTTGTTTATGCCGGTCGTATTGTAGAAATCCTTTTTGGTTAGTCTCTCGTTTTCTAGCTTTTTGTAATAAAGCTTGTGCAGCTTCTGCTTCCTCTCCTAGTTGGTCTGTTACACTATCATAGTTTAAACTTTTGATTTTTGATGAAATACCCTTTAAGGAATTAACTGCAGATTTTGCCTTGTTTACTTTTTTGATTAATTTACTTAGTCCCATTTTTGTTCCTCTTTATTACGGGGTTACAGCCATTGCATTATAATTAAGACCTAGGCTAGTTGCGTCTAAATTTTGTGGTGGACTATTACCACCAACTAAAGTAGTACTTGAGCTAGTATTGTTATTTTGCACAGCTGTTGTTACAGTAGGGTTAGGTGGTCTTGAGTTTAGTGTATCATTTAAATTATTAGTCCCCTGCTCAATCATGTTTGAAGTGTCCTTTTCCATATTTTCCATGATTTCTAAATTATCCGCTGCTACATCAGGGTCAATGTTGATTCCCTTACGTTCTAATAATTCATAAATTTTATCATCACCTGTCATCGACATATCTGTTATAATACCAGTAGTTCCTGCTAATAATGCTGCTCCACCAGCTGCTATTGCTATGCCTGGGGCAGTTCCAACACCAGTAAGAGCAAGAGCTCCACCTATCAATAAACTACCAACTCCTGCAACAATTCCCATTGCTGTAGGTTTGACATAAGCTTCCTTCTCCATTTGTTCAAGGTCTATTAGTGCATTTTCATACTCTTCCTCTGTTAAAAGATTATTCGCATTAAGGTATTCTATTTTACCTCTTGCAGTTTCAATGTTGTCCAGTTCATCCATTATTTCTTGTGCAGTTAATCCAGCACCTATAATTTGTGTAGCTGGATTTACAGCTTTGAACATTTTTTTAGGTGTTACAGTCCTACTAGCAGCACTTTTAAATCTTTTCCAAAACGTTTTGTTGCCCTTCATTCTACCATCAACATTTCCAGTTTTGGGATTTACTACTGACGGTTTTGGATTATCAAAACCATCTTTAACATTCATGACACCTGTTGTTGCATTGTAACCTAAACGACTATTTGCACTTATAAGAGCAGCATCGCCAGCAAGATTCATTTTGTCTTGCATTCCAACTTGGTCTACACGGTTTCTTTGTTGAGTAAGAAGTTTGTCTTGGTCTATTTTAAATTGATTAACGAGTGCATCTTGTTCTTCTTTTGTCTTTGCGTTTTTGAATTCTTCTTTAAACGTTTCGGTAAGGTCTGTTAAGGCGTCTCTTGCATCATCGTCTTTATTACCAGTTAAAGTTTTTAGAAAGTTTCCAAACTTATTCAATGCTTTATCTAAATCACCAAATTTAGCTATTGTCGCAACAATAGCAGCTACTAATGCTAACATTAGTACACCTGATACTCCTAGTTTTTTAATCCAACCCGTTAAACTCTTATCCGATTTTTTCTGCGACTCCTCATTTTTATCCATGAACTCTTCATTTGATTCAGACAATTCTTCCTTCTCTTCTTTAAAGAAATCTCCTATTTTACTTAAACCAGCTTTAAAAGGTGTTGCAAGAACAGAAGTTACATCTCTTAATGCTCCAAGTTGTTCTGCAACTGGGTCAAGAACTCCTGAAATATCAACCATTCCACCTGTTAAAGTTTTTATACCTTTAGTGAACTTATCATAGTTTTCGGTTTTACTTGCTTTATCAAGTTGAAATTCTAACTCGGCATTAGTTTTATCGATGTACTTTCTTTGTTTCCTTGTTGCAAGTTGTTCTTGTTTAACTCTATTATCAATCTCTTCAACTTCTCTATCCTTTTGAGAGTCTAAAGTTTTAGTTATATTTGACTCTCTTGTAGATATTGTGGTTGATAACTCTTCAAGGTCTTTTGCTATTTTAATTTTGCCAGCATTTGTAGCATTATTATACTTGTTTTCAAGAACCAGTTTGTCCTCATTCAATGCACGAAGACTATCCTTTCCATAAACATCAGCTTTAAGAAGTTTTTCTCTGTTTGTAATATATTCTTCTTCAAGTTGTTGCTTTCTAGTTTCTAAAAGCGCTTGATTTTCTTCTTGTTTTTTAACTGCAGCTGAAGCTGATTTAAACTTTTTATCATTTTCCTGTGCTCTTATTAGTCGCTCTTTTTTACCTTGAGTAATAAGTCCCTTCCAAGTATCTTGAGTTTGACCAATATTATCAGCCGCTATCTTAGCAAATTCTTCGTTGGTTTCTTTAATTCTGCCTACGAGTTGTTTAAAAGGTGTACGCAAAGAATCAGTAGACTTTTGTATCTCTCTACCGCTTTCTAGAATCTTCTTATTATACTCTTCTATTGGAGTTAAATCTGCCATTTAAATTTCTCTAGTTATTTACTACCAAATGCTTTACCAGCTTCTGATATACCAAATGCACCTAGTGTTACAACTACAAATGAGGTGTAGATTGTTTC